GTCACCGGCAGGCCGCAGTCCCGGGCCAGCTCCCGCAGGTCCGTAACCCGGTACGCCATGTAGTCCGGCGGCCCGTCCTCGTCGCCGCCGTCCGGTAGCTGGACGACCTGCTCACCGGGCTCGCCGCCGTCCCCGTCGCTGCCGGCGTCGGGCGACATGGTGCCGTCCGCCGGGTGCCCGGTGCCGGTCATGGGCGCGGCCAGCTCGTCCGCCTGCGCCTCGCTGATCCACACGTCACCGCCGCACTGCGGGCACACGGCAGCCGGGGCATACCGGGTCGTGCAGTTCTTGCATACCTGAAGGGCCATCAGGAGGCCACCACCCTTGCAGCATCATCGAGCGGGATGTAGTACAGGAACCACTGGATGGCTCCCGTGACGTCAGCGGCGGCGGACGTCTGGGCAATGGTCCCGGGTGCCACGACCTGGCCGCCAAGGCCAGGACCGGTCTGCGACCCCGATCCGGCCGTCTCCACGATCAGCGCCGAGCCCTTGACGAGGGGCACCACGAGCATCGAGCCGACCTCGGCGGCCGTGATGACGCCGGTCGTGCACATGTCGCTGGCCGTGCCGGTCGTCGGCGTGGCCGTCAGCTTCAGTGCCGGCGTGGTGCCCGCCACCACCGTCGTGACCAGCCCGTACAAGAGGTTCACCATGATCCGGCCGCCGGAGACCGTGAAGACCGTGGTGAGCGCGCTCGACTGCGGGATGGTCTTGCCCGCGGCGTTCTGCGACCGGAACCCCAGTGCCGCGTGCCGGATCTGGGCGGCCGTGACGTTGGTGACGATCTCGGCCATCAGAGCACCGCCGACACGAGCAACTCCGGCGCGCGGCGCACATCAAGGCCGTTCAGGATGAAGATCATCGTGGCCGTCGCGTGGGTGGCGTCGAGGTACTTGAACCCGTCCGACATCGACACGCCGGACACCTCGAAGTAGGACAGGCCGCCGTTGATCGTCGTGATCGTGGACGCCGCCGCCTGCGGAACCTTCGTCCACGCCGTGGGCGCGGCAGCCGACGCCTGCGTGAACACCGTCGTGATCTGCGCCAGCGCCTGCTCGGTGCCGCCCGTCGCCGCGTTGCACTCGTTCAGCGTCAGGGGGGTCGCGGCCGTCGCGCCCACGACGAGGATGCCGCACACGTCGCAGTCGCGCATGTTGAAACGGTTCTTCGCCGTCGTGACGCTGACGCCGAGGTTGAACAGCCGGCCGAGGCCGAGCATCGCGCTCATTGACTATTCGCCTGCCTTCCTGCGGTATCTGACCCCCGCGTGGTTACTCGCCTTGGGTAATGGCTTTTACGTTGGACCAGGGAATGAAGACCAGGCGCACATCGCCTACGCCTTCCACGTCTTCGAGCATCACGCCCTGATCCTGGAAGTCGATCTTCGTCCCAGTGGAGTACTGCGTCGTCCCGGTAGTACTCACCAGGTCAACGACGATGTCGTGACCACCGTCAGCGAATTCGAGCGTTGTCACGTTGACTGCCATTTAGGTGCTCCTATCAGGTCCGGGTGCTCGACAGCTGCACGAAGGGCGACAGGGTGTTCCCGCCGTTCTTCGGGGTGAGCGCGCTCTGGATCCACGGGCGGCCGTCGACGCGCTCGATGATCTTGTAGGCCACTTTGTCGGTGCTGAAGGCGAAGTGCGGCGACGCGCTGGCGGTGATGGCCTGGCGGTCGCCGATCAGGTAGAAGCTCGGGTCCACAAACGAGATGTCACCAGTCGTCCCCAGGGCCGGGCACTTCTCCGTGAAGAACACCGGGCGGCCGTAGATCGTCAGGGGCGGCGCGCCGATCACGCCGTTGTTCATCCACACCGGCGTGCTGTTACCCAGCGCGCCCTGCACAGCCATCAGGGCCAGCTGCGGGAACGTCCCGATGTCGGCCAGCCAGATCGCGTTCATCAGGCTCGAGGGCAGCATCCGGGCGAACATCGCGGCGAGGTTGTCCACGATGATCGTGCCCGCGCCCTGCCCGGCCACCGCCGCCGCGATGATCGCGGCCGGGCAGTTGATGAACCCCAGCGGCTCGCCGACGCCGGTCCCGGCCATGAACCGGTAGTCCTCCTCGAACGTCAGCGCATTCGGCAGCGCCTGGCCGAGGAACGCCCCGAACGCCGGCGCGTCGGCGGGCAGCTCCGACGGGACCGTGCAGTAGGCCATCAGCTTCTTCGCGTCGAGCTTGACCTGCGCGAACTTCGCGCTGGTCTCCGGCGGGGCAGTCGACTCGTCCACCCAGTACGTCTGAATGCCGCCGAACACCGTGGTCGCGTGGCTGGTGTCGTCCACGGCCGGGAGGGCGAGGGTCTGGCCGCCCATCGGGACCACCGTGGCCCGCGGCCGGATGACACCGTCCTCCAGTCCCATCATCAGCAGGTCGGAGCGGTACTCCTCCGGGATCAGGAACCCGCCGTCGGACGGCACGTCGGTGCCGAACGCGTTCTGGATCGCCTTGACCTTGTCGAGGCGCTTGGTCAGGTCGGCGGCGTCGCGGTACTGCCGGCCCGCCCCCTCCTGGGTGACGGCACGGAAGAAGTCGCCCAGCGAGTCGAACGCGCCGTTGAGCTGCGCGCCGGCGGCGGCGTTGCTGTACAGCGACTGCCTGGCCGCCATCGAGCCGGGGGCGGGCCCGCGGCCGATGACGGGACGCCCGCTGGCCACGCTGACCGGGGGGGCCTGCCCCGCGACGCCGTTCTCCCGCAGCCACTCGCCGAGAACCTGCTGCATCTGCTCGCGCTGCTGCGCGGCCAGGTCGGCGTCCTTCTTGTTGCGGACCTCGGCGTACTTGCCCAGGAACTCCTTCAGCGTGTCCGGGTTGCCGAACACCGCCTTGAACTTCGCCTGGTCACGGAGCATTTCCTCCAAGCCCTCGGAGGTGTCCGGAATGGTAATCGCGTCGGTCACTTCGTCGCCTCCTTAAAGGCCTCAATGAAACCCGCCTGGTCAAGCCAGGAAAGGTCAGTGCTGTCATCGGCACCGGGCGCGGCCGGGGCGGCATTGCCAGTGCCGCCGTTCCCCGGCGCGGGCCGCCGGGCCAGCACGTTCGCCGGGCCGCTGCGCGGGTCGTACACGTAGTCAGCCAGGCTCTTTCCCACGGCGTCGGCCGCGCGCAGCCACGTCTCCTCCGACATCATCGCCAGCAGGTCATCCACCGGCTGCCCGGAGCGCTCGGAGTAGATCTCCGCGATGTTCCGGGTCTGGGCCTCCAGGACATCGGCGCACTTGCGCATTTCCGTGGCATCGCCGAAGGCAACCGACATGCCGTTGTGGATCATCATCGATGCCGTCTTCGCCATTCCGAGCTTGCCCGGAACGGCGGCCTGGGCGATGAAGCTGGCGGCTGACGCGGCGATGCCCTCCACGTACACGGCGACATCGCGGCGCAGCAGCGCGTTGTAGATCGTGATGCCGTCGAAGATCTCCCCGCCGGGACTGTTCAGGTGAAGGTCGATCGGGCCCTCGATAGTCGCCAGCTGGTCACAGAACTCCTGGGCCGTGATTCCCCAGTAGCCGATCTCATCGAAGATGGTCACCTGCGCAGGACCGGACGACTGGTTCTTGATCGTGAACCACTGCGCGCCGGCGTGCTGCTTAGTGGCCACGAGGTTGAGGAACTCGCGACCGCGGAGCCTGGTCAATGTGTACCTACCTTGTGGCCGTTGAGCTGCCTCAGTGCCCGGATCGTCCGGGGGTCCAGCCCCGGCGACTCCGGGACGTGCCGCGCGTCTGGGGCGGGCGGCGCGGGCGGTGGCGGCGGCGGTGCGGCAGCCTGCTTCAGCTCGGTGAAGCTCATCTCCGGCAGGCCGACCATCTCCAGCACGTCCGACGGCTCCCACCCGACGCCGACCAGCGCGACCGCCGCGTTGACCTTCGCGGTCAGCTCCATCTGGTCCAGCTCCCGGTTCGCCGGGACCGGGTTGACATAGTCGAACTCAACGCCCGTGCCGGTAGACCCGAACATCGGCAGCAGCCGGTGGTTCAGGATGTCCTTCTTGCGGTCCAGCCGCGGAACCGTCCCCCACGCCGCGAAGACCTCCTGCCCCGTCTGCGCGTTCGCCCGGTTCACGTCATCGGACACGCCCAGCATCACCTTCGGCGCGCGGAACGCCTCACGCACCACGTCACGGGCCAGCGAGCGGAGGTTCACGAAGTCCATGTCGCGGACCGTCGACTGGCTCGCCACCCACTTCGCGCCGTTCTCCAGCATCGCCACCCGGTGCGCCGCGCTGATCCCCTGATGCGTTTCAGCCCACCGCATCTGGAACTCGTCGAACTCGTCATCATCGAGCGACACGGGGACCTCGACAACCCCGCGCGGCTCGGCGGAGTTCAGGAAGAACTGCCGGTTCCACGCCGCGCTGAACCGCGCCGCGTCGATGTCCATCAGCACCGACTGGACCGGGCCTAGGCCCCGCATCGGGTCAACCGGGCTCGGGTACTTCCCCTGGATCACCTCGTCAACGCCGAGCGGGACCCTCTCCCGGCCGTCCGGTGACGTGTAGACCCAGCCGGACAGGAACTTCTCCGGGTGCGGCACCGGGGTCATCCGCGCCGGCGACACCGGCCACGC